TTTTGGGGGGGGGGGGGGGGGTAGGGCCGGCGGGAAAGGGCGCCGGAACGGGCGGTGTCGCGCACAATTTTTTATTTTTTTAATATACATTTGGAGTATTAATGCAAACCACAATATACAAATCCGAAGAGGAACAAAAGCTGATGGTGGAGCTTTGGTCACCGGCCATTGCTGATGATCCAGAGGCTTTTGTGCTTTTTGCTTTTCCTTGGGGTCAGAAGAATACGCCGCTGGAGAAGTTCAGTGGCCCACGCAAATGGCAGAGGGAAGTCCTACGCGACATTACCACCCACATCAAAAAGCAAAAGGGTTTGATTGACTATGACACGATCCGCATGGCCGTGTCATCTGGCCGAGGTATTGGCAAGTCGGCGTTAGTGAGTTGGTTGATTCTGTGGATGTTGACTACCCGCATTGGTGGTTCGGTGGTGGTCAGCGCCAACAGCGAGAATCAGTTGCGCTCGGTGACATGGGCTGAGTTGACTAAGTGGGCTGCAATGCTGATTAACTCGCACTGGTGGGAGATTTCGGCTACTAAGCTGATTCCCGCGCAGTGGCTGACTGAGCTTGTTGAGCGTGATTTGCGTAAAGGCACCCGCTACTGGGCTTGTGAGGGCAAGCTATGGAGTGCTGAAAATCCAGATTCTTACGCTGGCGTACACAATCAAGACGGCATGATGTTGATATTTGATGAATCTAGCGGTATCCCTAACCCTATTTGGGAGGTTGGCGCAGGCTTCTTTACTGAGAACACGCCTGACAGATACTGGTTTGCGTTTTCTAACCCGCGGCGCAACGAAGGGTACTTTTTTGAGTGTTTTCACGCCAAACGGGACTTTTGGACGTCTAGGATTGTGGACGCTAGAACGGTTGAAGACACTGACAAGTCGGTCTATGAGCAAATCATTGCTGAGTATGGCGAAGATTCATCACAGGCCAAGGTTGAGGTGTATGGCGAGTTTCCATCAGCTGGTGAGGATCAATTTATCAGCCCTTTGATTGTGGATGATGCGATGAAGAGGGCGAGATACAAGGATTTGACGGCACCTATTGTTTTGGGGGTTGACCCTGCTAGAGGTGGTGCAGACTCGACCGTGATTGTGGTGAGGCAAGGTAGAGACATTGTGGCCATCAAGCGGTACAAGGGCGAAGACACGATGGAGATTGTGGGGCGGGTGATTGACGCCATTGAGGAATACAAGCCAACCTTAACTGTGATTGATGAAGGTGGCTTGGGGTATGGAATACTAGACCGGTTGACTGAGCAGAGGTACAAGGTCCGAGGTGTTAACTTTGGCGGCAAGGCCAAGCACTCGCAGGCGTTTGGAAATAAGCGAGCAGAGATGTGGAACGATATGCGGAACTGGCTGAAATCTGCTAGTATCCCGTCAGATCGGCAATTGAAGGCTGATTTCACTGGTCCAACGAAAAAACCGAATTCTTCTGGGACTATATTTTTAGAAGGCAAGAAAGAGATGCGAGCAAGAGGTTTAGCTTCACCTGATGCAGCTGATGCACTTGCAGTTACTTTTGCTTTTCCTGTGGCGCACAGAGAATACAAGGAGCCTGCAATGAGGCAAGTTTCTTCTCAAAGTGCGGTTACAACTGGATGGATGGGAAGTTAAATGGCAAAGAAAAGTGTTTCTCTGTCAGTAGGTCGAGGCGAGAAGTTGCCAGTGTCCAAGGGCGCTGGTTTGACTGCCAAGGGGCGCGAGAAGTACAATGCGGCGACTGGCTCTAACCTTAAAGCGCCAGCACCGAACCCTAAGACCAAGGCTGATCAAGGCCGTAAAGATTCATTTTGTGCAAGAATGGGCGCTGTAGCGGCCAACGCCAAAGACGGCGAACGCGCTAAAGCAGCTCTTAAACGATGGAAGTGTTAATCATGGCTACCAAACCTGGACTTTACGCAAATATTCACGCCAAGCAAGCACGTATTGCTGCTGGCTCTAAAGAGAAGATGAACAAGCCTGGCAGCAAGAATGCGCCGACGGCTAAAGATTTTAAAGACTCAGCTAAGACTGCGAAGAAAAAATAATGGCAGATTACACAGGCATCGCCGCAGCCGGTGCTGTGGCCAACGGGGGCAAAGACAAGGACTCATCGTCTAGTATCTTAGCGACTGCTCGCTCGCGTTTGGACATGGCCATTAGCGCATTGTCTGAATCCCGTGAAGATGAGATTGACGACCTGAAGTTTTACGCTGGCTCGCCCGACAACCGCTGGCAGTGGCCAGCAGACGTGTTGGCAACCCGTGGATCTGTGCAGGGTCAAACGATTAACGCTAGGCCGTGTCTGACAATCAACAAGTTACCCCAGCACGTTAGACAGGTAACCAATGACCAAAGGCAGAACCGTCCAAGTGGCAAAGTTATTCCAGCCGATGACCACGCAGACATTGAAGTTGCAGAAATCCTCAATGGAATGGTCAGACACATCGAATACATCTCAGACGCAGATGTTGCTTACGACACGGCCTGTGAAAACCAAGTTGCGTATGGCGAAGGCTACATCCGTATCCTGACCGAATACTGCGACGAGAACACGTTTGATCAAGACATCAAGATTGGCCGTGTACGCAACTCATTTAGCGTCTACATGGACCCAACAATCCAAGACCCAACTGGTGCAGACGCTAAGTATTGTTTTATTACTGAAGACGTTACCAAAGAAGAATACCAGCGGATGTATCCCGACTCCGCGCCTATTACCACCTTGCAAACGTTGGGTGTTGGTGACCAAAATTTGAGCCAATGGCTTACTGAAGACACCATCCGCGTCGCTGATTACTACTACGTAGACTACGACAGATCAACCCTTAATATGTACCCTGGGAACGTGACCGCATTTGAAGGCACTCCAGAAGACAAACAACTGAAAGAAATTTATGGCAAACCTAAAAAATCTCGTGAATCGGATCGTGTCAAGATTAAATACTGCAAGATTAACGGTTATGAAATTCTTGAAGAACGCGATTGGGCGGGGAAATACATCCCCGTAGTACGCATCGTTGGCAATGAGTTTGAGGTTGATGGTCGGTTGTATGTGTCGGGCCTTGTGCGAAACGCCAAGGATGCTCAGCGTATGTACAACTACTGGGTGAGCCAAGAGGCAGAGATGCTGGCCTTGGCACCTAAAGCGCCATTTATTGGCTACGGTGGTCAGTTTGAAGGTTATGAGAACCAATGGAAGACTGCAAACACGACCAACTGGCCGTATTTAGAAGTCAATCCAGACGTCACAGACGGCCAAGGCGCTGTGCTGCCACTGCCAGCTAGGGCGCAGCCTCCAATGGCGTCTAGCGGTCTGTTGCAAGCCAAAGCAGGCGCATCTGAGGACATTAAAGCATCTACTGGCCAATACAACGCCTCGCTTGGCATGACATCGAATGAGAGAAGTGGCAGAGCAATTCTTGCGCGTCAGCGCGAAGGCGATGTAGGCACATACCATTACGGCGACAACTTAGCCCGTGGTGTGCGGCACATTGTGCGCCAGCTTGTGGACTTGATCCCCAAGGTGTACGACACCCAGCGCGTGGCCCGCATCATTGGCATAGACGGCGAAACCGATATGGTCAAGTTAAACCCTGATCAGCCTGAAGCCGTCAACAAAATCATGCAAGACGACATAGTGGTTGAGAAGATTTACAACCCAAGCGTCGGCAAGTATGACGTGGTGGTGGCAACTGGCCCAGGGTATGCGACCAAACGCCAAGAGGCGTTGGAAGCAATGGCTCAACTGTTACAGGGTAACCCCCAACTGTGGCAAGTGGCTGGCGACTTGTTTGTGAAGAACATGGACTGGCCTGGTGCCCAAGAGATGGCCAAACGTTTTGCCAAGACCATTGATCCCAAACTCATGGAAGACGGCGACAAGTCACCAGCGTTGCAAATGGCCGAGCAGCAGATGCAAGCGATGGGTCAAGAGATGGAGCAGATGCACCAAATGATTCAAAATGTCGGCAAGTCTATTGAGGTGCAAGAGCAGCAACGCAAAGACTTTGAAGCTGAAGTTAAGATGTACGAAGCCGAAACCAAGCGGATTTCTGCGGTGCAGGCTGGCATGACTGAGCAACAGATTCAAGATATTGCTATGGGCGTAGTCGCTGCGGCAATGGAGTCGCAATACATGATGAATCAAATGCCTGAGATGCGTGAAGAGTCCATGCCTATGGAAATGATGCCACCCGAACAAGGAATGCCACAATGAAAGCAAATGAATTTCTAGGTTTGCTGTTTTTGGCGCGGGACGTTGCCCATTCTGTGCATTTGAACACTCGCAGCTACAGCAAGCACATAGCACTCAATATTTTTTATGAACGCATCGTTGGTGCGGCAGATGATTTTGCTGAAGCGTACCAAGGCCGCTATGGTTTGATTGGCCCTATTACTTTAAATTCGGCAAAAAAGACATCTAACATTATTGAGTTTTTGCAAGATTCACTTGCTGAAATTGAAGAAGCTCGGTATAAGGTTGCAGATAAGTCAGATTCATCATTGCAACAGTTGATAGATAATATTGTTGAGATATATCTGCGAACCCTGTACAAGTTGAGGTTTTTAGCGTGATAAAAATTGACTTCACCATCAACGGATTTACTGATGCTTTGCATTTAGCTGATGACCACGGTCTGACTGACGCTGAGATTGAGGCGATGAAGCAAGCCCGATACGACAAGTGGGATGATTATGTCAAGAATCCTCCTATTGTGATTGACGAACCTGTTGAGGAATAAGCATGGCAGATAGATATTGGGTTGGTGGAACAGGTACATGGAACACCACATCCACAACAAATTGGTCTGCGTCTTCTGGGGGAGCCAGCGGTGCATCTGTTCCCACCGCGTCTGATTCGGTAATTTTTGACCAATCCAGTACCTACACCGTTACTTTGACGGGTGCGCTGACTTGTCTAAACTTTACAGTTTCGGCAGGTACAGTAACTTTTTCTAGCACTGGAACTCTTGCCATTAGCGGTTCGTTGTCTTTAGTAGCTGCAACTGTTTGGAATGCTACAGGAACAATAACTTTTGCTGCCACCTCTGGCACAAATACAATTACTACCAATGGTGTTAGTATTTCGGCGTCTATTACATTTAACGGTGTAGGTGGTACTTTTCAACTTGCCTCGGCATTGACTTCTGGCGCTACCCGTACTTGCACACTGACTAATGGCACGTTAGATTTAAACAACTTTACGCTGACTACGGGTGCTTTTAGCTCAAACAATAGCAATACCAGAGTATTGGCTTTTGGTACTGGCAAGATTGTATTGACGGGTACTGGCGCAACTGTTTGGAATAATGCAACTGGCACGGGTTTTACTTACACTGGAACATCTCGTATTGAAGCCCTTGGCCCATCAACAACTGGTACACGAACATTTACCCCTAGCACGGTTTCAACAAGCACGGAAGCTATTGCATTAAATTTCTACATCAATGGTGGTTCAGACACAGTTACTTTTTCAGCCACAAGCCGCCGCCTAAACATTTTGGACTTCACAGGGTTTACTGGAACATTTACCAATTCAAGCCCAACAGTTCATGGCAACTACATACTAGTATCAGGAATGACTGTTGGCTCTGGAACGGAAATAACTACGTTTGCCACAACCACTTCCCAGAACATTACCACGCAGGGCAAGACACTTGATTTCCCCGTCACCTTTAACGGCATTGGTGGTACGTTTGCTTGCCAAGATGCCCTGACCCAAGGTTCAACCCGAGCGTTTACCATTACAAATGGAACAGTCCAGTTAAAAGCTGGCGTGACATCTACAGTCGGCAGCTTTGTTGCTAACAGCTCAAACGTTAAATATCTTCAGTCAACAACGCCAGGCAGTCAAGCCACAATATCACAGGCCAGTGGCACAGTGACCGTATCGGATTTGACCATTCAGGATTCAAACGCTACAGGCGGCGCGTCTTGGACTGCTTATGCTGATTATGAAAACATTGACGCAGGCAACAATGATGGATGGAATTTCAGCATATCGCCGCCTTATGCAACTTATGAACCGCCAATTATCATAAGATCGTTTACACAACCTCGGAGATTTTGACATGACCATGAACCTTAAAGCCGTTACGACTTGTTTCGGCTACCAACAGATCACAGATTTGACCGCATCCACTGCTTTGACAGTGCCAATCAAGTCGCCGGAGGGTTTAAACGCAAAGCCCGTGTTGGCTTTGATTGTGGCTGAAGGCGCTCCCGTGC